GAGATATTGGATCAACCCACCTTCTGGATGAATTGCCAAACATTGGCTGATTCAATCCATTATCCGAAATGTTGGGATATTGCAGCCTATCCAACACTTGACGATGCTTTAGATGAGATGGTTGCTTGGTTTGAAATTAGCGAGTGCAGCACTTGCGAAGAAGAACTGGCACAACCAGAGCGTGAATGGATTGAGCTGACGGATGAGGAGATTGAAAAAGTGTGGCGAGGTATACGGGCAAATGAATATCACGATTGCGTACAGCCTTTTGCCAAAGGCATTGAAGCCAAACTCAAGGAGAAGAACACATGAATAACTGGCCTTTTCCAACCAAATTACCACCAAGCAAACCTGGTGAGCCTAAATTCAATCCTGAAAATCATGAGGATGCACCGTTTTGAAAACACTAATTTGCATCTTTTGGGCAGCACTATTCTGGATAGGGTTTTATTTTGTTTTGTATGAATTTTGGAGATAACAATTGGTAGTGAAAGTCAACGCTATGTCTTTTGCACACCTTGTTAAGTTGTTGTTAGACGGTACACGCACAGCAGATGAGCTTGCCGAAGAATCAGGGCTACATAAGCAAACGGTTTATATCTACACCAGACAGTTACACAGTAAAAAAGCTGTGTTTATTGCTGATTGGGAGCAAGATCGCTTAGGTAGAGACTGTAAACCGATCTTTATGATTGGATGCAAACCTGATGCTAAACGTCACAAACTCTCACCAGCCAAACGAGCAGCAAATTACAGAGCTAGAAAAAACAAGTTAGCAACCCCAAGATTAGAAAGTTGGTTACATGAAATCAGATAGTTATCAAATCGGTGGCACACATTACAAAAACATGGAGATTCAACCTTGGGCAGTAATGGAAGCAACCCTAACCCAAGAAGAATTTATCGGATTTCTGAAAGGAAATGTAATCAAGTATTCCATGCGTCAAGGACACAAAGAAGGCACAGACGATGCAGCCAAAGCACATCACTATCTTGAGAAGCTGAAAGAAGTGCAAGGATGAGAAAGCAAACCAGACGCAAGATTTACCAGTTGGTCAATCCAATTGAGTTCGCCATTGCAGGAGCCAAGATAACCGACAAGGAAAGCCTTGATTCGCTACGCATTAGGGAGCTTGCAGCCATAGATGCAATGAGCAAAGGGCTTGCATGTGTAGAGGAATGGCGTGATCTTACTGAGATGCTCAATCTAGCCGAAACAATGGCTAAAAACGGCATTGGCCCTGAAGTGATTGAAACCTGCGATCTTGTCCAGGCTGAGTTACATCTAGCCGCTTTAAGGTATGAAAGAACTAAAAAGATGGGCTTAACTGGCGCTGGCCTGCAAGCAGTCAGAGATTTGTATGAGTATCACGATCTACAAAGAACCAGCATAGCTCGGTCTGAATACGAGCGAATGATTAAAAAAACCAAAGATTACATTTTAAGCAATGCACCCTGTGTTTTACATATCAATTAGGAGTTGAAATGTTCCGCAAAAACGACCCCATTACGAGCAAACAAGCAGCAGACAAAGTGGATTTCAAAGCCAAGCACTACGATCAAATCCTCGCAGTTCTTGTGCTTAATGGCCCGCAAGGAAAAGACGGTATAGCAGATCGTTCTACACTTGACCCTAACCAAGTCGCTAGGCGTCTTAAAGAGATGATGCAACTAGGTTTAGTGCGTCTTACAGGTAAAACAGTTAAATCAAAATCAAATCGAGAGGAACGAGAATGGGAACTAGCTTAAAAACAGTCACAGTAAAGCTCAAGGTCACTATTAACAATGACGACCCTGACTTGATAGACAAGATTGCTGGACGGGCTTACACCATTTCTGGCGTTGTAGATGTAACTGCGAAACTAAAAAAGACCAATGAACAACAAGTTAAACAAAGCGCAACGAGCCTATCTAGCAATGGTCAAGGAGCAACCTTGCTCAGTGTGTGACTTGCCAGGGCCAAGTGAAGCCCACCACATAGAGCAAGGGCTTCAATACACTTGTATCGCTTTATGCCCAGACTGCCACCGAGGTACAATGGGATGGCATGGTACAAAAGCGCTGTGGCGAATCAGAAAGATGGATGAGCTGGATGCCCTTAACGTGACGATTGAGAGATTATTCGCTCAACACTTCTAAAGCATGGTTAATGCGCTTTAAACGGTCATCTTGGCCCAATAGACCGCCGTTAATGCGCTTAGTCATGGTTTCGTATTGTTTTGTATCTGCAAGCTCGTTTAAGCCGTGTTTACGCCAAAACCAGCCAGCAGACAAAGCAGCGTATTGCTGACCAACAAGCAATTCAGGATTATGCAATAAATCAGCCTGCAAAGAATCACCACACAAAGTGTAATTGTCCTTGCCTGTCAATTGGATAAGGCCACGACCATGATACTTCCAGCCCTCGCCTGATTCTTCATTGCCGTTGCCCATGCGACCAGCATAGACCTTGTTTGCAATCTTTTCAGGTTTGTGAGCGTATTCATCAACATTCTCAGCATCAAAACGGCTAGGCCATTCACGCATTAGAGCTTCAGGTTTGTAGTTAAGGTTTTCTTCTAAAACACGAAAGCCACCTGATTCATGCCCACATTGACCAATAAAAGCAGCTTTACGCAAGGCTGTATTGATCTCAAATCGAGCGAAAGTTTCTTGGAAGGGTTCAAACCATTCTTCAGGAATGTCAAGCTGGCGTAGTTGTTCGATGTTCATTTAATTTCCAATAGTGAGTTATATGCTGAAATACAAGAGTTCAATTGGTTGATTGCTTGGTCGCCTCTTTCTGTGATGGAGACAAGAGCTTCACTAACTCCTGCGTCAAGGTCGGCTCTTGCTTCTGTATTCCCGCTGGGAGAGGAGGAATCGTTGGACACTGAGCTACAACTGGCAATTGGGATTGACAGCCGCACAGCACCAGAGGCAAGATTATTCCGAAGCGTTTTAACAGCTTGATCAGCCTTGGCTTGCGTAGAGGCCAAATCGCTAGAAATCGAGGCAATTCGTTGATCTCGGTCATTAGATATTTCCTTTGCTTTCTGGTTAGCCGCCTCTAGTGCAGCCTGTGCTATTGCACGTTCTTTGTCAAATTCTGATTGCTCATGCTCATAAACAGCCACAGCAATAACCAACCAGCTTACCAATATAGCAATTAGCTTCCAAGGTATCATCATTTTGGCTGCTCCTCATGATTCTTAGCAATAACTGTGCTGACCATGCCCAAACCCTTTTCAGAAGCAATGCCACCAATAGCGCCAACAATCAATAGCACTATGTCATTAAGCATCTTTGTATAAGCCTGGTCAATAGGAGCCATTGCCTTCATTGGCTGTTCAACAAAGGTCAGGGAATAGAGCATCATAAATGTGATGCACACAAACACAAAGACCACCGAAAAGACCACAAAGGCCCACATTCGGATTTTAATTTCCTCTGGTGTCAGGCGCATTTGGGAGGTTTTTCTGAAGAATAGGAGCGACCAAATACTCGGGGCAATTTTGTGCGAACTCACAAACTGGCCTTTGGCATTTCGCAGCCGTAAATTGGCTTGGGATTTGACACTGGTATCTTGTTCGGTCATCGCAACCAAACAAACTAAGAGTGCTTGCGAACAGAATGGCTATTCTTTTTAGCATAGTCAATTGATTCCTGCACAAACAGATAGCCAACGTAACCAAAGACAACAACCAGAACAACAATCAGACCAGCAATAAAGAATTCTTCTTGCTCCTTCTTCTTGGCGGCTGCTCGGTCTTTGGCTGCTTGCTCTGCAAACTTGTCGGCTGCATCCATCTTTCCAGCACGTTCGATAATCTTGTTCCAGACATCGACCTTGCCGACCTTCATGAACTCAAGCTGGTAGTGCGCTTTAATTTCCCGAACCTTATCCAGCTCCAGCTCAATCTGCATGGCAATCTGCATATTGGATGCGTTGCCCGATGACTTGGCTTCAGCAACCGCTTTTTCCGCATTGTTTGCCGACGAAAAAAGACTGCCTAATGCTGGCCCTAAAGACTGAACGTCTTGAGCCGTTTTTGCCGCTTGCTTAACCAGCTTTACCGCTTTTTGGATGCCTGTTAAAGCTAGACCAATGCTTACAGGGTCAATCATTACTTTTTCCAGTTAGTCCATACAACGCCAATAACGCCAAGAAAACCAGTGATATACATCATTGGCTTGGCAAGTGACGCCATCATGTCAATTACCCTCATAGCGCCTTTAAACGCCTGAAAAGTATCAATTAGCTCTTTAGTGTTGCGGTCAATGGAATCGACCTTAGCCTCAACTTCTAGCAAGCGTTGATAGATTTGCTCATGGCTGATTGGCGTTTCCATTTTTGACCCACGGTAAAGGAGGATTGGCAGAAATAGCAGCCAGTTGACGAGCTAATTGACCCGCTACTTGGGCTTCTGTGTCTGGTTGCAGATTAGTCGTAATTGTAGTGGTTGTGTTACGAATATCATCAACCAAAGTGTAAGTTACAGGCTCAAAGCACCAAGCTAAAACTTGCTCAGGTTGCAAGTCTGCATAAGGTGTAAACGGGTTTGCTGGCTCACCCAACTTAGCCGTACCAGCAGCCGCAGCGGTCAAATTGTTTACGTCATCCGTACCGACACATAGCCAATCGGCGTAGATTACAACACCGTCAGCGGCGTTGTTCACCGTCATTTTAGGGATTGACCATTTATAAGTGATAGCCATGATTAGTTTGGATACCATTTGTTATCGGCTGCTCGGAAAATAAATCCTACTGCTGCACCAGCCGTAAATGTTTGATTAATGGTTGCACCACTCCAAAACGCATAACTTCCAGTTGTAGTGAATGTCATTGACGTAATGGTTTTAGTTGTTGAAATACGCAACACTTGACCATCCAAAGGAGGATTAGTCTGAGGCATTGTTAAATTACCAGATGCCAATGGAGAAGCATTAGGATTAAGAACTAAGTTCCAAACGCCATTAGGAACAATAAAACTTGTGCCGTCCCAAGCATCTTTAAAAAGATATGGGAAAGGTGCAGGGCCAGCGCCAGAAATAATGTCACTAACGCTACCAGTAAAGCTCCAGCCAGCAGGTTGAGCCGCTTTAGTTGCTAAACTTGGTTGAGTAGCGTTTCCAAGAATACCTGTTGACCCATTGGCAAACAATACAGGTGTTGTTGGATAGTTTGCACCTTCAACAACAATATCACCTATTGTTTGACCAGTTCCAGCAAGTCGCACACCAATTGAATACTTAGACGCTGGCACGCCATTTATACGAACTTTTGCCCAAGTATTGTATCCAGTTCCAGTTAATTCCATTGCTGGATAGCCAGAACCAGCGCCAGCGCCATAAATTGCCTCAATTACTGCAACACCTACAAAGTCACCTGTACCGGCCCAATAATGACGACCATCACTGACAACACTATCAAAGAAACAATTAGAACCATCGTGATATATTGCATAATCAGAAGTAGGTTGACTACCGCCAGAAATACCGCATTGAGTAGCAAACAATTTACCAAAACGGTTATACACGCCTCGGGTCTTAAACGAGTAACGTGAAATGCCAGCACATTCTATGTCTTGGAAATCGCAATCAAATACTTCACTTGCATTTACATCACAATCAATTACCAATCCATCTTGGAAACCACGAATAAAAATGTGGCGAACAGCACATCTCCAAATGAAATGAGGGCTTCTTGCATATAACTGCACACCAATCCCTGTGTTTGAATAAGAGCTATCAAGTTTTGAATCAATAATAAAATTTTCAAGTATGCAACTAATGCAATCAGTTGTCATATTAACAACTGGCAATGACGTATTGGCAGGGATTAGTCGTGCGCCAGAAGTGCCATATTGACCTTCTGATTCACCAAGCAAATAAATTCCTTCTGCGCCGCTTAAAGTAATGTTGCATTTATAAACGCCTTTAGGAAACCAAATGCAGCCACCAACAGCAATAGCCGCAGCAATAGCCGCTGTGCTATCAGTTGCTCCAGTTGGGTCAGCACCATAGTCCAGCACATTCTGTGATGCGCCAGTAATCATTGAATAGCTTGCTTTGGTCAAAGACATTTGTTTTCCTTAAATAGTCGTGTAAACGGCTGTTCCAATCATCCGAACACCAGAAAGAGCTGCATTGGTTACGTTTGCGCCACCAAGAGTGCTAGGGTAAAAATAAGACTGGTTACGCGCAATATCGCCTGTTATTGCAGTAGCGTAGGTAATATATCCCCAACATACAGAAGCATCATGTGTTGGGCCGTTTTTAATTGGCAAAGATATTACTGCGCTGGCTGTGCTTGCAGTTGTAGGATATGTAATATCAAACCAAGCGGTCACTTGACTGCCAATGCGAATGTAAGTCGCTGTTCGGTTAGCAGTAAAAGTTAAGCTAGCACCGCTTTGATCTGTTGCTGTCCAAGTACCTTCTTCATACCAGTTTAGATTCTGGCTTGTCATCCCCGATGCGGGAGTGTTGGCTGTGAAGTTGATGCCTTTACCTGCTGTGCCTTGAACTAAGTTGCCTATGCTTAAAGTTACATCACCATTTGAAAATGTATAAGTTCCAGAAGAATAAAAATCTAGAACATTTGTAGAAAAATTATAAGTAACTTGTCCTGGAATCGAAGCATTGTTGGCGTTATTGAAACCCAACCAGCCTTTACCAGTTGAACCAGTAACAATAACCACACCAGAATTTGTCGCTGATGCGCTGCCAACAACAGTATTAAAAACGCTATTCTGACTACTGGCATTGCCGATATTTGCACTCAACATCGAAACAGCACGACCAGCAGTTAAGTTAGCCACGCTAACGCTATCAGTAGTGCCAGACTGATTGATAGGCACAATCTCGCTACCCGACAATGGGGTAGAAGCTGAACTTAACGCCGATATTTTGGTATTAGACATTTAAATCTCGTAAGAGAACCAAACATACAAATTAGATGTGTTTGTAAAATTAGTTTCAGCTAATGCAGAACTAGCAGTTGCGGAAAAATTAAACAAACTAATTCCTGTGCTAGATGCGCTAATCCCTCCAGAAATTTGACTTGTAAGAGATGCCATGCTTGAGTAATTGGTAACGCTTGCCATATTTAAATATGAATTAGCACTTGCTGCTATGGGCAAACCAATGATTGCAGCACTACCTGTGCTACTTCCTTTGTTTGATAAAACAATGTGAATTTCACCAAAAATTCGATTGCCAATTCTGGTGTATCTACCCAATTGAGTAGTGTAAGTTATGCCAGTAGAACCGCCACCAAAAGTTATGCTAGGCGTAAAAGTGCTATTGATAGCCGCTTGGCTTCCAGAGTTGCTATATACATTTGGGACATAGCTTGAAGCATATACATTAATTGCATAACTAGGGCTTCCTGTAATTGCAACAAAAGTATTACCAGTAACTAAAAGATCATTGCTTACAGTAGAGTTTGCAACGTAAATAGGTGTTTTGCTTGTTTGGAAATAGTTGTCTTGAATAACACAGCCAGATAGATTATTCGTAGATGATGGATAACCCAAACTAATTACGTTACCAGTTAGGCTTACACCATCTTCAAAATAAGAATTTTGAACAACAATTTTAGTAAATCCATCGTAAGTATTTGCTACCAAAGCAATATCGTTACAACCAGAACCTGTGTTATTTTGGAAAGTGCAACTATCTACAAAAACGCCAGCAGCGCCATCAATCTCCAAAACATTTCCAGTTGTGGTATTACCAGAAAAATTACAATTTTGAAACCAAATTGAATTTATTGGTGTTCCAGATATATTTGATTTAAAAATTGCTGGAACTGATGAGCAATTAAAAACAGAAACATTTTGCAACCAACAAGTATAAATATTGGTCATTGAAATGCCAGTAGTGCAATTTTTTACAACTACATTTTGGATGTAAAAAGATTGAACGGCTGATGGCGCATAAAAACCAATTCCAGTTAAATTAGTTCCATTTATAACTAAATTCTGAACGCCGCCATTGCTTGCACTCAAAGTAAGTGCATTAAATGTTCCATTTGGATTTATTGAACTACCATTAAAGTCTATTACTTGTGAAGTAGTCGAAATAGTTAACGTGCTAGTTGTTTTAAATGTATATCCAGATGGCGCAACAACATTTAAACCAGTATTGATTGCATTTTGAATTGCAGTTGTATCATCAGTTGTGCCATTACCAACAGCACCAAAATCCATGACGCTAACAGTCTGCTGCAACTTAGCTTGAACCGTAGTGGTTACTGCGCCTGTGCCGCCTTCGTTATAAGTAACTGAAGCCGCTGAAACAATATTTGGATTAGATTGCAAAACAGCAGTCGTAAAGTCCACCACAGCGCCCACATGGAGGCCAGTATTGAAGGTGACGACAGTAGATGATGTCTCGGTGTAATTAACGCCTACGATCTGCTTTAAACCGTCTACAAACACGACCAAGTTATTAGTCCCTGGCACATACGACATTGTGGTCAGCGTAAAGACCGTTTGACCCGATGTAGCCGTGAAGGTTTGTTCTTCAATGTCGTAGGTTTGATTACCCGAGGTCAGGGGAGAATCAACTTGAACGTCCCAAACCAAGTTACCGTAAACATCATAGACTTGCTGACGATACGAGCCAGTACCGTAAGCGATACATTGACCATTGGCATCTAAGACAACAGGATTGGTATTTAAAACAGTACCAGCAGAGTTTTGATAGGTGTTTTTGAATGTAGTGGTTGAAGGAATGTAGTAATAGACCTTGCCACTAGCCAAAGGCTTGCCATTGGAATCAATGAACTGCTGTTTACCGTTTGGGAGGATACCGTATGTCATGTTAGATGCTTTCTAAATTTATTCACCTAAGTCCATCAATTTCGGCTTATTAGCATTTTGCCGCATTTCTTGACGAGCTTTCTCAGCTTGTTTTAACAAACTTTTCTCTGTTGCTGCGTTCAACATTTTTTCACCAGTTTTGCGACCCAATGCAGCCGTTACAGGAGCAACAAAAGGACTAACAACAGCGCCAGCAGCCGCACCAATTGCTTCACCAGCAGCAGGCAATTTAGAAGTCAAACCTTGCACCCGAGCAGATTGCAAACCAGCACCTTCGTAACCATGAATTCCAGGCATCAAATGCCCGCCTCGATTCAATGTGTAAAAGGCTTGCTGTTCTTCCAATGGGAAAGCGTATTTGATTTTATCTGCTCTAGCGTTCAAAACCTTATTAACTGAATTTTGATTCCACACGCCTGCTTTATCAGCACCAGCTTGATAGACTTCACGAGCCAAGCCGCCGCTTATTTCGTTTTTAGCTTGTTGAGCTGCTGCTTGCAATTCTTCAGGAACATCCAAAACCCATTTAGGCGCACCAGTAGCTGCGTCCACAGGGCCAAACAATTTTCCAGAAGCGACTTTGTCGGCTGTGTCATAGATGTGTCTCCATTGGTCAAAAGGCAGAGAATTGAGCTTACCCATGATCTTGTCAGGGGAAGTTGCCACAGCGACCCCATTGGGGTCAATGTCGCCAAACATTGTCTTTATGCCTTTAGAACCAAACAATGTTTTTTCAGCTTGGTGCAAAGCATCAGCCTTTTTAAACAACTCTTGACCGCCAGCAGAAGAAATGTCTTTGTCAATCGCTTGATTGATCTTGCGAATCATAGAAGCGTTATCTGGCGTCCAATCAGCGTTTAAAGCCTTTCTGACAGCGTCCCAAGCGTTAATGGTATTGGCTGCATGGACATTGCCGAACTCGTCTTTAAAGCCTGTTTCCTTGGCTAATTTGATAAGTTGTTGTGCGCTATTCAAAACGCCTTCGTTACCTTTGAGGCCAGCGCCAGCTTTGAATTGAGGGTCACTAAACAGGTCATCAACGTGCGTTGATTGAATAGGGTTATCCCCAACCTTCTGACGAGCCTCGTCATAGAGCTTTTGCTTTTCAGACTTGAGGAAACCAGTTAAGCCTTCATCTCCAGCAAAGGCAGAATTAACGCTCTCACCACGTTCCAGATCAGACAGCAAACGAGGGTTAGCGCCTGTGTTTTCAATGCGCTTTTGAGCGTAGTTAGACAAAGCATTTTGCTCATTGGCAATCTGCTGCTTCATCAATTCGCCTTCAGGGGTTTGCAGTTTCGAAATCGTATGCTCGTTTCTCAAAGCATTTTCGTTTTGAGTAATCACACCAGTGCGAACTTGGCCCGAATTACCCAAAATTTCATTAGCAATTTCAGCGTTTTGCAATTGCTCTGCTTGGGGTACATCCTTGGTAATCTTTGACAGTTTGTAGCTTGGGTAAGCTCCCCGAGACATTTCTTCACCAGTAGCGCCTTTGTAGGGATTGGCTTCAACAGCCGCAGCGCCAACACCGACCAAACCATCTTTAGCCGCTTGAGGCTTCAGCAAGCTAGGATTAGGCCCATAGTCCTCAATCTTAGGCAAACGCTCTGCAATCGCTTTGCTAACAGCACTTGTACCAGTTCTAGCAGCGCCAGCCAATTCAGGAGCCAAGAAAGGCAATGCTTGACCAAGATTACGAATATCCTCAACAGGTTGACCAGTTTTTTCGGCAAGCTGCTCAGGCGTAACACCCAACAAATTAAACAACTTGTTAGCGCCTTGCATGGCTGTTTGAACGTAAGGTTCAGTAACACCGCCAAGAGGCTTCTGGTAGGCAGGCTGATTAGTAATTCCAGCCAAGCGACCCAAAGGATTAGACAAAGCCTGAGTAATTTTCAAGCCAGTTTGCTCGGCTTCCTTTGGCCCTTCAATGCCAAAAGCACGTTCTAAGAACTGAGTTCCAGTGCCAACAGCAGGGGTCAATGCGTTAAGCAATGTATCAGCAGCGCCAACAATTCGTTGAGGAATCTCTTGACGCTGTTGCATAACCTGCTGACCAACAGAAGGAG